TTTAAGAAACATTATTAGAAATCTGATATCTGAAGCTAAACCAACAGATCTAAAACAACATGATGAAACTGGTATGAATTATCTTGAAAATCTTTTTAGCAATACCAGCTTCTTGAGCGATCTTAAGGGCAACTATGTTGCTTTGGCAACAAGCGCTAGACAAAGAAAGTCGTTTAGATCACATATTCTCAATGCGCTGAATGGCCTTTTAAACAGAGACCAATTGAATAGAAGAGAAGATTCAGGATCTGCAGTAACCGACACCTCTCTTAAAGCGACTCCTGGTGAAGGTGGTGAAACAAACATTGATATTAACATTACCGACAATGAAACCCAGAAGAAGACTGATGTAGAAAAAGAAGATGCAAATAAATTTAATATGCTTCCAGGTCTAGATGAAAGTGGTGCTGCAGCTGCAGAGCTAGCTTGGCCAGCGCTGGAATCTAACATTAAAAATGAGTTAGTGAAAACAAGAGATCCAAGAGATCGATCTTTGTTTCAGAAATACCTGTATGAAAATATCATTGCCTACTTTGATGAGTGGGAAGGTGCGATGATAGGTAAGAGCTAATTAAGATAGATTGCCCCCCAATATCATATTTAAAAAAAATAACTAAATAATATTTAAAAAGAAATATAAAAAAGAATAAAATATATTATAGTAAAGTACATTAGGTGAATATTGCCAACCGTCCTACCAAGGGTATCATATTTTATATAAAGTTTTAAGCAATGAATTTTAAGAAAAAAAAACAATATGGAAAAAATCAATACTATAGCGTAGTTAACAAACTAAAAAAAGAGGAAAAAATCACTGAAGAGTTTGAAGTGATGTTGAGTAGCCTTTCTTTAGAAGAGGTAATTGCAATTAAACTTGAATTGGCTTCTCGTGCGTTTGGAGGAAAATCATATGGCCTTCCAATTTGGAAATCCATGAGGGAAATTGTACAAGACGCTGTGTTGAAATATGCCTTATCGGCATGCCGTACAAAAAAAGAAGCTGCACGATTTTTAGGAATGAGACACCAGGACTTCAACAAAATTATTAAAAAATATAATACTGAAAGTTTTTTTGAAAAAGAACTTAAAAACCTTGACAATTAATATATAATTGTGTATGATGGTACAAGCAGTGAGATACTGTTATGATTATGAGGTAAATTTACCTTTTTATTTGATTTCTAGGCTATGAGGGTGCCAAACTAGAATGACTGTATTGGAAATTACCTTCATTGACTCTCTTGAAGGAGACTTAAAAGCACACGTAGATGGTGTGTGTCTAGTTAAAAGGAGTCTAATATTGTTGATATGAAGAATCAACACCCTTTATAGCAAAAGGAGTGTGGTACCAATTAGTGCCACACTCCTTAAGTTATAACTTATACTTTAAAAATGGGGGCGAAACGGTTTCGACAGAGAGTGAATAAATAAAAATGCAAGACTGTGTGAATATCACAGTAAAAATATTCAACCTTTTAAGTGCCAACGATAATGTTGAGTTTGATTACGCCTTAGCTGCGTAATCTGAAGTTGCTAGCGCTTTATTAAAGAAGCTAGACGTGATTCCAGTTTTTCTAGAAACAACAAAACTGGTGGTACGCGCAGAGAGGATTTAAGTTATGTAGGCGACTATGTAATTTTGGTAGCCAACACCTTAAGTTGGTAAATGGATTCCCCGAGTTAATTGGGTGGCTGGTACTTCGGTGGTGAACGTACCTATTCTTGTGCATGACTTTTATTTTGAAGTTTTTTGGACCCGGGTTCGACTCCCGGCGCCTCCACTTATTAATATCAACCATTTAAAGGAGAAAAAATGGAACAGAATCAAGCATTAAATGTATTAGTGCAAGCAGTAAGAGTGGCACAAAAACGTGGTACTTATAATTTAGATGAAGCGAGTGCTATAGCAGCTGCGGTGTCGACGTTTATTCCACAACCAGAAGCTGATACATCTTCAGTTGTCGAAGAAGCTAGCGAAGCTTCATCAACTGATGGAGGAAACCAAGATTATTAATGAAGAATAATGAAGAAAATTGGGACTTACCAGAAAACCCACCAAATGATTTTGATTTTGTAGAAGCTTATGATGATGAGCCTCTTACAGATGAACAAATGTTAGAAGAAAACACAGCACCGAGCGCTATTAATTGTGCTTTTGTTGGTGTTGGTGGAGGAGGAGGAAAATTAGCTAAGGCTTTTTTAGATCTTGGTTTTAACAAGACTCTTCTTGTGAACACAACAGAAAAAGATCAACCGGCCGGCGTTAATCCTGAAAACTTTATTCTAATTCCAGGTGCAGATGGAGTTGGAAAAGACGTTAAATTAGGAAAAGAAATATTATCAAATAACAGTGCATTGGTTGAAGATACTCTGAGAACACGTGTAGGCAAAGTTGATTGGATATTTGTATTAGCAGGTGCAGGAGGTGGTACTGGAAGTGCTAGCTTTGTTTTGCATAAGGCTATAAGCCGCTATATGTCATCGATAGGCTCTAGTGGCAAGGTTATTTATATTGTCAGTACTCCGAGTGCTCAAGAGCTTTTAAACCCAACAATTAAATCTAATTGTGAAATGATGTTACAGGACATTAAAAAAGAAACGCATATCGTGATTGATAATGAAAAACAACTACAATTATTACGTGGTAAGGTTGGAATGTTGAACATGTACCCTGCAGCAAATAAAAACTTTGCAAAATTATTGGCACAAGTTTTTAAGCTAGCAGATGAGCCTTCTCCAATTCAAGCTTTTGATTCAAAAGATTTGGAAAGGTGTTTAAACACTCCAGGAAGAATGCTGCTTGGAAGTACAGTTGTGAGAGATCCATCAGTAACAGATTTAGGCGCCTCTGTCTTTCAAGGTTGCTTAAAATCTTCTCCCTGTCCTGCTCCTACAAATAAAACAAAAACTGGAGTGCTTCTTTTGATAACCACACCAGAAATGGCCGATGATCCTGCGATAAGCAATAGATTAGAAGCAGCCTTTTCATATGTTGGTGGGAGGGCAGATACATTATTTTCTGGTGTTTATATCAGAGGCAATCTACCAGGATTGATTGCTTTAACTTTATTAGGTGGAATGCAGGGGGAAAAATGACAGAACCTAAACATAAAATTTGGAAAACAGTCGCAACATTAAATGATTATGATTCGGCAGTTACTTTAAAGAAAAATTTATTAGAAAAACACACTCTTGTTAAAATTAGGAGGGGATATCCGGATATTTATAGAATTAAAGTTTGGAGTCCTCTAGAAGAAAAGGAAACTAAAAAGAAGAGTGGCAAAGGGTCGAAGAAAGATGGCAAAAATAACAAGAAGATTCACAATTGATTCCAGGGGTAATAGGGCTTATGTAGGCTCTAAAGTACACTATAATAACAGCGTCTGGCTCTTAGAAGATATCCAGCGTTTAGCCTGGAATAAAAATCAATATTTAACCCTGCAAGATATCAGAAACAAAAATAAAAAAATTGAATTTATAAACCCACAAGATATTAAAGTGGTCTAAAAATTAATTAAATCTCCAAGGTTTAAACTAAATATTACAGAAATATTAGCCGAATCCTCAGAATGTTTACGTAAATTAATATTAATAAAATTCATTAAGTCCTCATATGTTGTTGATAAAGTGACTACATTAAATCTTACAAAGACAGAATGTACCATTCCAACCAACTCATTGTCCTCATTGACAATCATTGATCCAGAAGATCCAGGGCCAGCCGGAAAAGTATAAAAATCATTAGAATTAGATTGACCGCTGTACCTTCCTTCCATTATTGGCACTACATTTGGTGCCACAATACTAAAAGGTGCAGCTAAATTAAAAACCTTATCTCCAGGTACCGGAGCCGCATTTGATAATCTAACAGCGGCTACACCTGAAGTTAATCCTTCTGCAAATACAAGACAAACATCAATATCTCGTTGATATTCTAAAATTTCTGATTTATATTCTTCGCCGTCTAATCTTCTAGACACAAGAGAAGAGACAATTCGAACATTTTCCATTGCTGGAGTTTTATCTTCACAAAAGTGCGCCGCCGTAATAATGTAGCTGCCTTCCGATGTAACTCTGATAATAAATCCGGAAGCCCCAGATCTTAAATTAGCTATTTCTGTATGTGAGCATACATTTCCACCACATTGATATACTTTAAAGCTCTTGTTCAAATGAATAAAGGACTCTCTTGGTAAATCGCCCTGATTTAAACTTGCTGGTCGTACACAAGAGTTACACAGAATTAAGACACCAAATAATAAAAAACCCGTAATGATAGTTTTAAACTTCATATTTTTGCTCTCCTTATTATAACTATCAATAACAATGCAAAAAATCGTTTGTTATTTTGTTTTACTTCATAAAAAAATAAAAAAACAAAACTAGTTACAATCGCAAGATAAGAAGGCTTTTATGACAAAAAAAACATATGTGCTTGACACGAGCGTTTACTTAACAGATGCAAATTCTATTTTTACCTATCAAAATAATGACGTTGTTATTCCTCTCAAGGTATTAGAAGAAATTGATAACCACAAAAAAAGACAGGACGGCGTTGGAGCCAACGCTAGAAAGATAATAAGAACACTTGATTCTCTAAGGGAAAAAGGCTCTTTGTACAAGGGTGTTAGGCTTAGGAAGGGTTTAGGCACCATCTTTGTTAAGGGTTGCAAATTCTCAGATTTACCAGATGGTTTAGATCCAAAAGTCCCCGATAACGAAATTATTGGTGTTGCCTTGAACGAAAAAAATAAATTTCCAACAAGAAAGGTTATTTTGGTTTCACGTGATATCAACATGCGTGTTAAATGTGATTCAATCGGATTGTTGTGCGAAGATTTTGTAGAAAATCAGGTCGTCAAAGATACAGAACAGCTTTATAAAGGATTCAAAACATATTTGGTTGACGATGAACTGATTGACCAATTTTATAGTGGTGAACCAATCATTTTAGAAGAAGAGAGAAATATTGTTTTTCGCCCAAATGAATTTATAATGTTAGTTTCTAGCTCTAATGATAAAAAAACTGCTTTGGCAAAATTTTATAATTATTCAACTCCTTTAAAGAAACTAGATAGCGAATTCAAAAAAGGAACATGGGGAGTTAAGCCAAGAAACAAAGAGCAAAATTTTGCTTTAGATCTTTTAATGGATCCAGAGGTACAGGTTGTTACTTTGGTTGGGAAAGCTGGAAGTGGTAAAACTCTATTAGCTATAGCTGCAGGGTTGGCACAAGTTGTTGAAGACACAAAACAATCGCTATATAGAAGATTGGTTGTTTCTAGACCAATACAACCAATGGGCAAAGACATTGGATATTTGCCGGGTTCAATGGAAGAGAAAATGAATCCATGGTTAGCTCCGATCCAAGACAACTTACAGTTTTTAATGGGGAATGATAAAACTACACTTAAAATGTATACAGATAATGGCACAATTGAAATAGAAGCTTTGACTTATATAAGGGGCAGATCTATTGCCAATTCTTTTATTATTATTGATGAGGCACAAAATTTATCTGCCCATGAGTTAAAGACCATTTTAACAAGAGTGGGCGAAAATACAAAAATAGTTTTAACTGGAGATATAGAGCAAATCGATAATGCCTATGTCGACGAAACATCTAATGGCTTAACATACGCAATTGAGAAATTTAAAAAATATGAACTATCAGGACATATTACTCTTGTAAAGGGTGAAAGATCAAAAGTTGCAACCCTATCAGCTAAAATACTTTAATAAAATTTAAAAAAAAGCTTGACAACGTTTATAATAATATATTATAATTAGGAGGATATGATTATGGATTTAACTAATGCATATAATGTAATTAAATATGGTCTAAAAAAGGCCGGCACAAAACTAGTACAATGGGGCAAAGAGGCACCTAGAATGCTTTTAGGCGCCTTGTTTCTGTTCACTGGTCTGAATGCGTTTTTCAGTTTTTATCAACCACCGGAGCCGTCCACGGCTTCTATTAATTTTTTAATGGGTTTGAATTCAGCAGTTTACTTTTTTCCACTTTTAAAGCTGGTTGAAGTATTGTGCGGATTTTTACTTGTGGTTAAAAGATATACAGTTTTAGCTTTAACGATGCTGGCGCCAATTGTTGTCAATATTGTTGCTTTCCATGTATATCTCGACCCAGTTAATTACTTTTTTGCGGCTTTGTCAACAGCGCTGTATTGTGTTGTCGTATGGCAAAACCGTAATTCATTAAAATGTCTTTTGGTAAAATAAGGAGCGATTATGCAAAATGAACTATTAGATGGAGAAAAAATTATTGTTGAAAACCCGGATTTGTTGCAGCCACTAAGTCCGACTACAAAAATGAAAGAATGGCTTATAAACCATGTCGGAGAAAAGGAAAATCCTGAAAACGGAGAAGTTAATATTGAAATGATTATCAAAGTTATGGCAGAAGAGTTCCCTGAATTTTTGATGCCGATAGCAGAAGAAAATTTCATTCGTGGTTATCAACAAGCTATGATAGATGTTGCACGCCAACACGAAATTGATTTTCAAACAAAGACTGAGGAAGAAGAGGGGTGAAAGAGTATATAAAAACTTCATCCAAAAGGGCTTTATCTGAAAGCAGAGAGAAGCTTTTACATGGAAAAAATGTTTTCATATCAGAAGAATTACCAGCAGATATTGATATCGATTACGTGTTAAAAAATATAGAGGAAACAATTCCCTTGCATTTGATGCATTTAGTTGATACAATATATGTTGGTAGCTTTCCTTTCTTAAAAGAAAAGGATGTTAATGCCTTATATGACGAGGGAGCTTTATATGTGACAAACGATCAAAGTGATGATGATGATATGATAGATGATATTGTACACGAGATCGCTCATGCAGTAGAAGATCTTTTTCCTGGTGAAATTTATGCAGACCAAGAGGTTGAAAATGAGTTTTTAGGCAAAAGAAAAAGAATGTGTAGTATGCTAAACTCAGAAGGTTACAGAGTATCAAATGATCTCTGCATAGAGGTCGAATATAATAAAGAGTTTGACACCTTTCTTTATAAGGATGTTGGATATGAAAAGCTGGTCAATATAACAATGGGCCTTTTTAACTCTCCATATGGAGCAACCTCTTTGAAGGAATATTTTGCCAATGGTTTTGAGGCTTATTACATAGGCGATAGGATTTATTTAAGTAAAATAAGTCCTTATTTATATAACAAAATAGAAAATTTAGATAATTTAAGAGATTTTATTTAAAAAAGGAGAAAAAATGAATTTAGACAATTACAATCTTGATGTAGATTTTGATCAAGAACTAGGCCTTTTAAAGGCTACACTTACTGTACCACAAATTCCAAAAGCGCATGGGACAAGAGGATATACATTAGAAGACATTTTAGTAATGTTGGAGGAACGAGGTTTCGAACTATCAAGCTCAGACTGTGTTTCTAGGACTGTTGGCACAGTACGAACACATACTCCCACTGCTGGTAAAGGTACGTGGACCTTTAAGCTACCAGCCACAACTGTGGTTGAGCCAAAGGTCGAGCCGAAGACTCAGCCGAAGGTTAAGCCAAAGGTTAAGCCGAAGACTCAGCCAAAGGTCGAACCAAAGGCTAAACCAAGGGTTGAACCAAAGGCTAAACCAAGGGTTGAACCAAAGGTTGAGAAAGCGCAAACAAAGAAAGCCAAAAAGACAACAAATGACGTATTGAAAGAATACGCAAAAAAAGCAAAGAGGTAAAAATGTCTCATGTATCTTTTTCAGAATTGAGAATATGGAAAGAATGTCCATGGAAACACAAGCTTGTTTATCTAGATAAATTAAAGGCCTTTGAGGGAAATGTGCACACCGCTTTCGGTACAGCAATTCACTCCACTTATGAAAAAGCACTTCTAGAAGAAGAAGATGTAAATTTAAAAGAATATTTCCAAAATAAATTTCTAGAAGCGCTCAAAGCCCTTCCAGCTAAAGTAAAAGAAAGCTTAGATAAAGAATTAGTCAAATCAATGCGAAAGCAGGGTGATATCTTGGCGCCTTTATGTATGGATGCTCTTAAAAAATATTTTGGATCTAACATTGAGATCATATCAGTAGAGGAACAACTGTTCGAACCAATTAAAGACTTTGTACAATCTGAATTTAACTTCAAAGGTTTTATTGATCTGGTTGTTAAAACAGAAGACGGTAAATATCATGTTATTGATTGGAAAACTTGTTCATGGGGCTGGGACACAAGAAAGAAGTCGGATAAAATGGTTACCTATCAGTTAACTTTTTATAAGCACTATTTTGCCTTAAAGCATAACATTGATCCAGAAAACATAGAAACTCACTTTGGGCTGGCAAAAAGAACCGCAAAGAAAAACAATATTGAATTATTCAGAGTAACCAGTGGAAAGAAAAAAACTGAGAACGCTCTTAAATTTTTGCATAAAGCGTTATACAATATAGACAAGAAGATATTCTTAAAAAATAAACTTTCGTGCCACAGCTTTTTTGGCACGTGTGAGTTCTATAAAACCAAACACTGTCCTTGAGGTATACTTGAAAAAAATTAAAATTTTAACGTTAAGTGATCACCCGATGTCGCCATCTGGTGTTGGCACTCAAACAAAATACATGATCGAAGCAATGCTAAAGACCGGTAAATATCAATTTATTAGTCTAGGCGGCGCCATGAAACATCAGAACTATGATGTGATGAAT